ACCAACAACAAGAAACGCACCGCCCACAGGGCAGAAAGAAGGTACAAGATGTTAAGTAATGAAGATAGTGTTTTCCTCATCTACAAAGGCAAGTTTACAACCTAAAAAATTAGAGATTTTTAGTAAATCCTCACCGCTGAACGAGTCTCTAAAAAATTTATTACTTAAGGCCTGTTTACTGATACCTAAGTGAGCGGCCAGGTCAGATAGCTTTTTACCTTTTAAAGCAAGGCTTGCTTTAATACTTTCTTTCATAAGTGTCACCTCCTATATAAAAGGATAATCACTAGTGAAAATAAAGTCAAGAAATAAATTAAAAAAATAATCAAAAAAGGTATTGACATATAATCAAAAAGATGTACAATATAATCACAAACAAAAAGCAATAAAGAAAGAGAGGTACAAAAATGAAGGCATTAGTAAAGACTTTAGTAAACGAATTAAACAACTTAGAAATTAGCTACTCTTTGGATTTGGAAAGCGATATTAAGGAGGCTTGCAGCAGTTTAGACATCGAGCCAAACGAGCATATAGCGGAGATAAAGGAAGCCTATAAGCATTGCACAGGTGAGGAGCTAAGCATTGACCACTTCACCACACAGGAAGAGGAAGCAGGTAAGCTTGATTATATGATGTGTTCACGCTTGAAAATGGACCTTGATTATTACTTAAATAACCAATTCGAGGAACGGCTTAGCAAGACACTTGACGAATTAAAATCTTACTACGCAAAGCTTCCGGAAGTTCCGGAGTGGCTCACAAGAGAGCAATTGGCAGAGTATGAAAAGAAGGTTGCTACCGCCATCGGATGCATAGGATAAGGGGGAAATTATGGCAAACATTATCAATTTTATGAGTTATCGGCTTAAAAAGTCTATGGACTTAGAAAAAGCCATAGCAATTTTGGAAAACGCCAACGCTTCCGCAAGGGAAGCAGAGGCGGAGGCACTAAGAAATATAAAATTCAAAATCGGCTCTTATTACAGAGAACCGCAACAATACACCGATGGCGACCCCCTCCAAAGGGAAGCTATCAAAATCATAAGAAGGACAACCAAAACAGTAACCTTTATATATATTCCACATCCAGGCATGGACGAAGAAATCTGCAAAGTTCTTACAAGAAAAGTACATACAGGAGACTATGGGGAGTGGCTACAGATAAGCAAGTTTACCCCTACCATCTCCGCATTCATATAAACCACTTAAGAAAGGACCTACACCATGAAAAAGATTACAGAACTAAAGGAAGCAATGCAAGCCTACATCAAAGCAAGCAAGGCTTGCGACAGAGCAGAGAAAGAAATGGTTCGCACGGAAACCGAAGAATCAGAAAAGGCTTTCGACCTATCCTATAAAGAAATGTTTACCGCTTACATGGATGTAAGCAAAAAGCTTTCCGATTTAATCGGCATAGGCGAAATGGAAACTAGGAAAATGGTTAATACCAAAGAAACCGAAGTTTTAGCACTCATTGAAAAACTAGGGGCTTGATATAGCCCCCTTACAAAAGAAAGGCGGTACAAAATGGAAAAGATTACTTTACAGGATATTGAGGAGTACATCCAGAGCGACTGCATTTGCTTAAAGGATGACGGCGGTATTACTTTTTACTTCGAGGACGAAGAAGGTTATTCATACAGCACTTACAGAAGTGATATTGACTTGAAAAAGTGGGGCTGTATCGACAAGAAAGGAGAATACAACACCGATTTCGACACCCTCGAAAACCAACACTTTAAGGAAATTTGCGAGGATATATTGAAAGAATACGAAGAAGAAAATTGCTAGGACGCTGTTGTAGATGGTAACAAGCAAAAAGAGGGGCATAGTTCTCCTCTTATATTTTACCCTTTTTTCGATTTATAGCTCTGCGGATTCGCCCTTTTGTAGCTTTCTAGTCGATATAGAAAAGCTCCGTTTGCTGTTTCTTTTGTAGTTCCTCCTGCGCCCTTTCAAGGTCCGCTATGGAGTCCGGGCTTACCCTTATTGCTCCGCCGAAAATATCTACTTTTACGCCTCTATCATCTTGCAGATAGTTTATATAACTGCCGTTACCCCTTTTTGTAGAATACTCCACACCGTTATTCGCCATAGATTCAAGGAAATATCCACAGACTAACCCTTTTGGGTAAATGTATTTACGCATTTTATCTCCTCCGTTAAATCGCAAGCCACGTGAAGCAAGTTATCCCTTTCAAGGTTTGTAATAAAGCTTGTTCCTATCGCCTGTTCTTGATTGTCGTATTTCACCCTTGCTCCACAAGCGATGAACGAAATTCGCCCTTCTCTCCCTTTTAACTGACTTAACCCTTTTTGCGTTTGGCAGAACAAGAAGAAGTCTATGCCCTTTTCAAGGTAAAAGTCCACTATCTGCAAACCGATAGAAAACGGAGGATTGTCAATCACTACGCACCCTTCCGGGTAATGAACCCTTTTGTAGTCCCCCCCCTTATAGAAAGGTCTTATAACTTCTCTGCCCTCTAAGTGGTATCGCTTTACAGCCCAGTTTTTAATTACTTCATACACCCTTTTTGGAGTGTAAAACTCATCGTTAGCCACAATTCACCCTTTCCAGGATTACCCCTTTTTGCACTTTTAGAGCCTCAGCATTAACCCTTTTGCCCTTTTCTTTGCTTAAGATGTAGGATATATCCTTAATGCTGAACCCCTGTATGTAAAACAGAATCAATACCCTTTTTTCATATTCCGATATATCAAGACTCTTTATTGTATCTTCAACCCTTTTTTGCTTTCTTTCAGCATCGAATATAGCTTTCGATACCCTGTCGTATTCAACCACATTGCACCCTCTTAAGATGATGGGCCTGGGATACCCTTTTCTGTAATCAGTGCCAAAATCTACAACTTCCGTGCAGGATATGTACTGTTTTTTCGCCCTTAATAGGCACAGCTTGTTTGCCCTTTTTCGGCAGTTTTCAAGAATCCTTAGAGTAAGAATCATTGAGCTATATCCCCCTTAAACACAATATATAGTATTGTAATACCGAAAATATACTATATATTGTATCACTCATGTCAGTATAGCTCAATGCAATGTTGCTATTTCTTACCCCTTTTTACCTTTTTTTACTCCGGAACTGCTCCAAAAATCTCTTCGTATACCCTTACAGACAAATGCCTTTCTGCCCATTTTTTAGCCTTTTCTTCCGTCAGAGGCTCAATTCTTACATCACGATGAGCCTCGACTATAAATATCATTTCACGCCAATACTCGTGCAGGAAATACTCTCCGTTTGTCTTTCTGTACAAGGTTATAAACATTTCGCAATCTGTGAACAGAATAGGTTCTACATAAGTGCCACACGCCACAGCTGTTTTGGTGTCATACTTCTTCCCGTTTATAATTTTCTGCATATACACCTCTTTCCTATAGGCTTATGCCCCTTTTTTCTGCTTCGTAGATACTGTTTGCTATCGCCTCTGCAATCGCCTTGAATAGCGATACCGTTACCGCATTGCCAAACTGCTTATATGCCTGGGAATCTGATACCACCTGTTTCCATCTGTCCATTGGGAACGCTTGCAAGATTCCGTATTCCTTCGGTGTCAGCTTTCTAACCCTTAATCGCTTTGTGTCAAAGATTTTCACTTGCCTATGTCCCCCCCTCCGATGCCGTAAGCGTGGGGTATATTCCATCTGCGGAATATATCCTTCTGCAAGTCTCTAACCCTTTTATGTCTAGCATGCCTACCATTTGGCAGCCCTTATTTACTGTCTGTTCCATTACATTCTCCCTTTCCTTCTTCGATAACTGCTATCATGTCTTTCTTTCCGGCGTACCCTTTATAATCCCTTGCGGTAAGGCACGGGGAAACATCCGCAATTTTTAAAACATTTCTTCCGCACTTATTGACCGTTACCGTTATGGAAAACTCTGTTGCTCTCTGCCCCCTGGATTGACAATGACATGTTGGTAGTTATGTTTCTTTGTGATGCTTCCGTCCCCCCCAACACGTAAAGTTTTGCCGCATCCGTTGGGGTCTAAAAGTCCGGTTTCTTCTGCAATGTCTGTAACCACGCTTTCTTCTGTCTGTTCATCTTCTAGGATGATAACGCCGTGTAAGTCCTGGGCGGTCAATGTAAACATCGGTTCTTCTTCTTCTGCTTTTGCTCTAGGTCCATTTTGCCTCTTGTTTATCCTATCCGGCGTAATACAGGCATGGCACTTCCCTAATTTCTCTAGCTTCTGTAGGGCTTGTTGTATGATGGTCTGCGCCTTTTCATCCGGTATGTAGTATTTCTCCGGAACATCCTTTTCCAAGAAGTCTGATAGTTTTGGTACAAAATCATGCTGTTCTTCCGGGAACTTAAAGGACAACCCCAATTTATTTCTTGTGCCGATAACTGCGTAACGCTCCAGGTTCTGTGGTACTCCCCAATACTTAGAGTTAAACATTTGCACATGGGCGGTATAGCCTCTTCTCTCATATTCCATGCGCAGAACAGGCAAGTAGGGTTTTAACCCTTTTACATTTTCCGCAATTATAACGGCCGGCATGGCGTTTTCTCTTTCTCTTTCCGTCTCTTCTAGTAGTCGCATAATCTCAAAGAAACATCCGCTCCGGCTTTCTGCCCTTAAATCATTACCGCCACACTTAGGGCAAGTATTCTCCCCTGTGTACTCTTCCGGATTTATCTCTACTACTTCTCCGCAATCTTGGCACTTTAGAACCATACCTTTTTGCTTGCCGGCCACGCTCAAATCCTGGCAGTTATGCACGATTGTATTTTGAACTGTGAACGAATGGTCCTCTTCCACCTCAATATCAAATACCTCTTCTATCTCGCATTTTTCGATTGATTGTAAAGGAAACCATATATAGCCATTTTCAAAAAAAGCTTTATCTTGTTTTCTGTTTTCCTTTTTGAAAGTTAAGGAATAAACATCATTTTGTCGCACAGTTCTCCCCTCTATAACATGAGTAGGTTTATTTTCTGTTTTATAGATTGCAAAAGGCCTGTGATAGCACTTAGCAACACATTGTCCGATTCCATAAATAAGCAATCTGCTAATTGAAGCGCATTTATATACCCCATTACTTTCGCAATACCAACCATCTCCGCTAAAATATCCTTTTAAGAAATGGTCGAGTAGGTATGGCGGTAAGTCTAATATTGTATTTGTCAAATGTTTGTTCATTGCACCTTTACCAAATTGCTTTAAAAATGCAACAAGTTCTTTTGATGAAACAATGTATTTATTCACTGTTTTCTCTTCGGATTTTGTGAAATGAAATACCCCTTCTGCTATCTGCTCAAACAAGTCTGCTTTTGCCTTTCCTATCCCAAAGACAGCCCCTCTTTCTCTAAGCCAACCATCGGCAAAATACCTTCCTACTAGCCACCAAAATTTTCCATTCTGCATTTTCTCTGATAGGTCGTTTACATGCTTGTCCCTTCCGTTGTGATTCCGCTTGAACAAAACCCCATCCCATTTTGGGATAATACTGTTTTGATTGATTGCAACCCCCAAATAATCGTCTTTTGTAAGATTTTTTACTTCTTTCCATTCCGGAGCATTGAATTTTCTTGTATATACTCTTTTCTCATTGTTCCAAAATAGTTTTTTTGTTCTTACAAGAAATTTGTGGTTTTCTGTTGCTCTAATTTCGTCTATACACATTCCTTTTATCTTGAAAACCTCGTGTTCTCCGTTTGAAAAAGCTTTCAAAACCGTCTTGTATCTATTTTTGTGTGTCAAGACTTTATCCCCTGGCTTTATATTGATTATAGGGGAATAGCCATTTTCGGTTAGCACCATGGAATCTCCGGTAAAACAGGGGAATCCAAAGGCCCAAACATCCGCCTGTGGAATATCTTCTTGGTGCAACTCTTTAATATCAGCCTTCTGCACATGGCCGCCAAAATTTTCCCTATATGTCTCAACGGCGAATCTGTCAAAATCCCAAGCACCAACAACCTCATATCCTGCTTCTTGGAATCCTAAACCTAGCCCTCCGCAGCCACAGAAAAAGTCATTTACCTTTAATTTCCTCATTACTTCCCCTTTTCAATTTCAAGGTACTTGTCAATATACCATCTTGCTTTTTCCACATCCTCAACGCCGTTTTTTCTCTTATGCCGATACAGATACTTAAGTGCGTTACAGATACAGAACGCCTTTACTGATTCTTCTCCCTGTGTCTCTAACATCACATCAATGCACTCGATTTTCCCTGTTTCATAGTGGGAAGGATGATTTACATTATCCAAGGGAACTTCCACTAGGTCTTTTTCTGTTATCTCAATCATCCAACACGCTCCAATCTAATTTTTGTCCACAGTGGGGGCAGTAGTCGAACCTATCCAAGTCATCTAGTTCTTCTTTGCAGGTGCGGCACTTACATTTTGAGCGCAAATTAACTCTTCTAACCACTACAACCTTTTTCTTCTCTCTGTATTTAAGCTCTTTCAGCTCTTTCTCTCTTGTCATTTAATACCTCTCTTTTGATTCTGACAGGCTGGCTAAATGCCTACATTTCAAGTCCTCGTAAAATTCCATTGTTGGATTGTGAACCGCATAGCAAGGTCTATCCCCAAAGAAAACCAAAAAAGTTTCTGTTTTCCACTCGTATACAACGGTCGTATATTCTGTAGTCATTGCACAACCGCCGATTGTAGCCTTTCCGTCCTCTGTGATGTCGAATCCTGTACAGGTACTACCCCATGTTTGGGGGAATGTCTCGATTGTGAAATGTAGTGATTTTCCTTTTGCTTTTTGTGCAAATTCTTCATCGTAATCAAGATAAATACCTGCTTTGTACATAAGCAATTCTAAGTTTGGTAGTTTTGTCATTTATTCCTCCTGTACTTCATAAATCTTTTCCGTGTTATCCGGAATTGCAACCGTCGGCGTTTCGATATGAATAATTATTGCCTCTAGCCAATCAAGCGAATCTATAAAGGCTTTTAACCTCCTGTTTGCTTCTCCGCTACTCATGCTGTCCGGTAACCCCAATGTTTCATAGTCCAGTTCTAATAGTCCGGCTGTTTTTAAAGTGTTTTCGTCATAAAAGATAACAGCATCTTCATAAATGCATATTTTCCTTATCTCTGCTTCTCCGACTTCTGCCGTCCAATCGCCGAAACTGTTAGCAACTATGTCTTCCCTGGTCATTGGAATTACGGGCAAATCCGGATGTTCGTCCATCAGCTTTAAAATCCCTTTTATATTCTCATTCATTGTGAACCCCCGTAAAAGCTTTCATCTGTCAGCTTGTCATAGCTGTATACCGCAGAAAAAGAAGGGTCTTCGCTAGCTACTGTAATGAATTTCGGAAATCCGCATACCTCATTTTTACCATGCGTTTCATCAATGACTCTAAGATTTTTCTTATGTTCTTGTTCACACGCTTGCGCTTCTTCTGCCGTTTTAAATTGTCTTCCGCATAACTCGCATTGATATAGTTTTATCTCTTTCATTCTTCCACCTCTCTAGTTCTTGCCTGTATTGCGTGAATCCATGATTCCGATTAAGTTATATCTCGCTTTAATTGTGCCATCCGCATTTTCAACATACACATACTTAGGCATTTCATAGTTAAACACATATTCAAACTTAGTAACTTTTACATTCTTCTCGTGTGATGCTTCACATCCTTCTGCTTCTTCCTTTGTGGAATATTCAGTTCCGCAAATCTCGCACACATACTGCATTCTTTTTTTCATTTATTCAGCCTTTCTTTCCTCTTCCACCAATCAAGAGTCTTTTCTTTCGTCCACTCATAGTCTTCTATTGGTGGATTCTTTTGTCTTTCAAAGATTCTTCGTAAGGCCTTTATCTCTGCTTGAGTCATTTCCGCATAGACTGTATATTCCTTTTTCATTGGTTCTCCTTTGTGATGTTAAACCAATAGTTGACAGCCACTTGAACCATCAACTATTGGTTTACAGTTCACTGATTAGTTAAATGGCAGCCCTTCGTCCTCTAAGCCGTCAGGAATATCAATAAATCCGTCTGAATCTGCACTTGCTCCGCTATTTAATCCGGAACTTTCTTGCCACGAATCGCAAAAATCTTGACTATTCACGATAATATCTGTCGTGTAGACCGTCTGCCCGTCTTTGTTCTTATAACTCCCTGTCTGAAGGCTGCCTGTTACACCGAATCGCCGACCTTTGGTCATGTATTTTTCAGCGAACTCTGCATTCTTCCCAAAGGCAACACACCGAATAAAGTCTGCTGTTTGCTCTCCGTCTTTTTTGTATTTTCGGTCTATAGCAAGCGTATATCTTGCCACCGCCATAGGATTTTCGCCTTGTGTATATCTGATTTCAGGGTCTGCCGCTAAGCGACCGACTAAACATACTTGATTCATTTCTTACCGCCTTTCTACTGTTCCTCTTCTCTGTGGATGCTTCTTTCTGCGGAAAATCCATCCGGGTATCGCTTAAGGAGCTTATCAACATTCATTTGCAGGATTGCTTCTAGGCTATACCCTATCGCATAGCTTGCCAGGGCTAGATACCATGCAACATCCCCTAGCTCATTTGCCAGTTTTTCGGCATCCAGTTCGTGTCCTTGAAACAAGTGCTTTTTCACAAGGTCTGCACATTCCCCGGATTCTCCGGAAAGTCCTAATACCCCATTTGTAAGTAGCTCTTTATCCGATAGTTTTTCTCTGTTTGCTGTTCTAAGTGCAGCTTCTTGATAATCATTGATTGTCATTTTCTTCCTCCAAGTTAAGTCTTTCTCTTAAAGTTTCTAGGTAACCTCTATTCTCATTCAAGCAATCAAGCCCATATATAGCAGCATCTATATATTTAATCATTTCTGCATTACTATTCATCGAAAGTGCATGTTTAATAGATTCTCCAATGTATTCAGAGGTGGAAAGAATATAATTATTACTACATTCAAGTTCTTCTTTTGCCATCTCTTTGGTGGTTCTTATTTCACATTCGATTTGCCTCTTTATTTTTTCAAGGTCATTAATGCATTCAATCATAACTTTTAGCCCATGAAACTTGTCTTTATCTTTAATGCTTTGAAGTGAGAATCCTGCGTTCATACATAATCGCTTCCCTCGTGTTATTGCTAAATCACAGAGATTGTTTAACTTTTTTATATTCATTTTTTCCCTTTTCTGTATGTATCAACAATCTTTTAAGTGTTTTTAGTTATTAATACTCTTCATCTTCCTCCGGACCTTCCTCTCTTAAATCCATATCGTAAATGCTCATTTGTGGCTTGCCCTTAATATGCTGCAGGTAATAGGTATTTGTCTTTTCATCCAAAACAAGTTCCATATCCTTGCAAGGGGCAATTCCGCTTTTCTGGTCTTTTAGCTGTAGTACAGAATTTACCTTGTGGGTAAATTGTGGCTGTAATGTTGTGCCTGTCTCGGTATACTCCGGGAACAATCCAACTTCGATAGTTGCGGTGATTTTCCCGTCCTCGCTACCTCTTGCAATCATGTTTCTAAGCAGTT